AAGTTTATGAGTGCCTCACTATTCTGCTCTGGTGGTTGTAGTGTTACTAAAAAGATGTAACCCATAAATCCACCCAAAGTAGCAATACCCATAATTCGAGTTGTCCAATCTTTAGAAAACTTACCTCTTGCATCTTGTATGTCTTTTGTTTCCAAAGCATATAAATCAACATCTAACTCTTTCATCTTAATTTCAAAATCAGTATCAATCTTTTTAAGTTCTGCGAGTTGCTCTGGCGTTGCTTGTTGCACTGCTTGCTCTATCTTCTTTGGCGTTGGCTCACAACCCAAAGCATCAGCTACCATGTTAGCTGCCATATTACCCATAGGCCCGCCAAGAGCCGTGCCGATTGTAGGTGCAACAGCACCGATTAAGTTTTTAACAAATTTAAATTTCATGTTTGCTTACCTTTTTTTCTTTTTCTTTGGTCTGCCAACTTTACTTCCGTATGTTCCTTTTCCTCTAGGCATATCTTGTCCTTTTCTTTGCGGTTTTTTTGGCTTGTTTCAATGCTTTTGCTGTAGGCGCACCTTTAGTATTAGGCTTTCTCATTCTTTCTTTACTGCCAGCTTTTATTCTTTTTCTTTTTGCATGAATATTTGCGTATAAACCACGTTTTGCCATGTCAACTCCTTACCAGTTTTTGCAAGACCAGTATCTTGCGGTTAGTTTATCTTTAGCTGTATCACATTTATGTCTTGCTCTGAATGATTTACGTCTTTTTGGTTGACTTTTTTTAATCGTCATATTGGGATCACCGAATCGAACCAATCTTACTGTTTCACCCTTTTTGGCTAATACCGCAAACTTTTTATTTTTACCCGGTGTTCTTTTAGGCTTGTTGTATCCGCTAAATCTTTCGCCTCGATATGTTATTGCCATAATTAATGTATCCTGTTTTCTTCAATATGTATTAGTTCTGAGTTTTGATCTATTTTTCCCATAAACATAAACATCATTTTATTTATTGCTTCTTCTTCCGAATTAGCTGGGATATCTGTACCTGTAAATATTTCATCACCTTCTAAAAACTCAATGTCATAATACTTAGTTGTTTGGATTTCCACCTGTAAATAATCCTTGTGATTGTGTCTTAGCGATCTGTCTAAGCGTTTCTCTATCACGTTCCATTAACGCATTTATTTCTGCCACATTTACTTGCGCACCATATTTAGCGTTAAGTTCAGCAGCTTTTAATCTAATGTTAGCTTCTGCTTTATCTCTATCTCTATCGTCATCCATGATAATCTTCATGCGATCTGTTTCAGAATCAATCATTGCTTTCTGTGCTTGCACTTGCGCTTTTTGCATTTCAGCTTGCGCTAACATCTCTGCTGCATCTGGTTTTTGTTCTTCTGGTTGTGGTGGCATAGGCGGTACTTGCGTATTAATAAACGATTGCGCGTCTTTAAATCCAGCCATCTCAATAATTTTAGTTAATGTATTGGAGTATTGTTGCAAGCTAACTAGTGGGTTGTTCATTCCCATAGTTTGTAGTATTTGCTCTTGCTTGCCCGCTAACTGTGCTAGCAATGCAGACTTTTCTTCATCGCTAGACTTGCTTATTGCGACATTAATCACCATATCTTTATCTGCATCCCAATAACGCGGATCAACAGCGATAAATTCGTTATTTAGGCGGTAAACTGCTTGTGAATCCTGATGTTTTATCACTAAACCATTAACAAGTTTGAATAATTGTTGCATTCCACCTTCTGCAAAATGACGGCAAATTAGCTCGATTCTGCCTTGCGCACCACTCATAGTCGCTGAAACTGCGGATTTAGTGGTGGATTGCAATGCATCAGCGTTTAACCCAGCACTTGCTTTAGATACACCAGTTCTGTTTTCTTTGGATTCGTCTAAGTAACCCAGAACAGGAAATGCTTCTTTACCAACAAACGGTACAGAGAAAGGTTGCACCATACCTGGTGCTCTCATTCTAATCGGCTGTCCAATGTCAGTGTTTAATACATCATCAATGTTTACTTGTCCTTCAACCACACCCATTCTTGGAAATATTGAGTGACCCAATGAATCCAATGTGTCGCGCATAATCTGTGATTTAGCTGCTTGGATTGGTTTAACGTAATCTGCGGGGCAACTACCAATAGAGGTGTGAGGTTCTGGATCGGGGCAGAACATGACAATAGGAAGGTCATCCCAAGGTTCGCAGTTAATAATATTTGCGCCATTACCAACTGTGCATACTCTGATCCTCTCGTCTATACCATCATCGTCTAAATCGTAAAAACAATAATGCTCAATGTATAAAACTTCTTTTGAGTGTTCGGTGCTAGATGTAGGGTAAACATCTTCACCGAGTGGGTTTCGTGCTTCTCTTTCCGTGTAGGTGTTAGCATCAAAAGACGATCCAGACCCCGCATATTCCTCTATTTCTTCTTTATCGTATCCCATAGCAACTAAGTCAGATACAGTCTTTACCATTCGATGCGCAACATAATTAGAAGATTCCAAACTTCTTGCATCTCTTGATATCAAAACTTCTTCTGGCGGTACAGCTTCTATGCAAACTTGATCCTTTCTTTTCACCCTTCTAATTGTTAGGTCATAACTTGCGGGTGATTCTTGTGTAATTTCTTCGTTGGTTTGTGGGTCAATCATAGTCATAGATTCCATCTTGACTGACTCTTTTACCACTTCTACGTCTTTATCCATGATTAACGCTTGGTATGACATGGGATCAATGTCTGTGTATTCGTGCGTTGTGGAACTCATGGTGTCATCCCAGAAAGCCTTAACAAATCCTGACTTTCTTACGAGTGCATCTTTGAACGCATCGTACAAAACTTTAAAACCAGAATTCTTTTGTTGGACAATATAATTGATATAGTCAGTTTGTTGCTCTGCAACAGGAATATCTTCTGGGCTATTGGGTACAAACTCCACTACTTTTTTAGTGCCAAAGAAAGTGCGCATGATTGATGGCAACATAAACAATACGCTATCTCTAACATCCGTTGATATAAACTCAGATTGTAAATCACTGGTATTATCGGGTTCAGTACCCAAGTAATATTCTGTGCTTTCTGCTCGTTCCTTACCTATCTGATTGATGTAATCTTCTGCATCATCCAATTTGGAACGGATAATACCTTGTAATTTTGTGTAATCTACTTTCTTTGTACCTTTAGCTTTCTTATCTTTTTTATCGTATTTCATAGGTTATCCAACTCTCAAAATTCTTGACTTTAACGGTTTTTTAAAATTATACCCCATAAATGATTGACTTCCACTAAATGAAGCTGCCGCACTTGCCATAGTTAATGCTAATGCATCGGCTCTATCGGGTGACTTAATCCCTCTTTTTTTCATTTCCTCTTTAGATTCAATCTTTATTTTCCCTGTTGATGTGTATTTATAAATTGGTGCAACCAACTCTGCTATCAATTCATCGTCATTCGGTAAGCGACAATCTCTTTGTGCTAACCAATCTTTTATTGCAAACCAAAGTTCGGCTCGCAAGTTTAAAAAATTCTTTTTGGTAGAGGGTGCTTCTGCCACATTCACTCCGCGCACTGGCAAGTTCTGCTCTGACAGCCTATCCACTACCCCGCTACCTAGCCCAATCACATCGACCAATATCTCTTGCGGTTTTGTCATTACTGTTTCGTTATCATACTTGTTTTTTATCGCTCCGCAAAGTTGCATTAAATCCATAGAGTTAAATGTTTTCATTTCCAGAACAGTATTACCTTGTCGCACACACAACGCAGAGTTATCCCCACCAAATCGCGCCACATCCACACCCCACACAATAGGCGCAGACGCACTCAAAGACACCTCTCTTTCTACCGCACCCCTTGCAAGTTCCATAGGAATAATCGTATCGTCATCCGCACTTGGAAATTCACCCAACACTTCCACTCTCGCAACGGTCGAATTATCTCCGTATTGATCTAACATACTTTGGAACAGTTTTTGATCCGTACCTTCTACATCGCGTGAGTCTATTTGTTCGTTATGCCAGTATTTGCGCTTGGAGTGAAAGCTGTCGTAGAACGGCCCTGTATTTCTTCTTGGGTTAGAAAAAGTAAACCAGTATCTGTCTGCTGTGGGTTCAGAGAAAAATCCTTCCGATACTGAGTAGATGGGTGCGGGGATACCTGATGCTTCATCCATAATTAGACATACTCCGTAGGTGGAGTGAATACCCGCAAATGCGTCTGGGTTTTCTTCCGACCAGAGTTGTGCTTGTGCGTAGTAGTAGCCAGTGTCGATTTGTAGGTCGCGTATCAGTGCTTCTTCAAACCACTTCTCAGGTTTTAGTGAGGTGGCGGTTTTGTGAAACCAGTGTGAGTTAATGGATAGCGTAAGCCATTTGCCGAGTTCAGCCCATGTGCGCGAGCGGAGCTGTTGCTCGGTGTTGGCGGTGACTATGATGGTGGAGCCGAGGCGGGTGGTGAGCATCCAGAGGATCAGCCAAGAAACTAAGGCTGACTTACCGATACCACGACCTGATGCTACGGCTAGTCTAAACATCTCTGGCATATCTAAACTTTGGTTTCTTTGTATGTGGTTTCCAATATCTCGCAAAATTTTTTCTTGCCACTTCCTTGGCCCTGTAAAACCTTCGAGGGGGGTGTTCTCTTGATTCCAAGGGAAGGCAAACTTAACAAAGTTTAGTGGACTGTCTTTGATGTCTATAGACCAAAGCTCAGTCATCAGTTGTTTTTCTTGTTCTGCTCCGTACTTCATGGCATTAAAGGATGCACCCGCCAACGGGAGAGAGGAGAAAAAGACGAGTGCATCCGAGAAAGTAATAAAATTTTTGCGCAACAGTTCTATGTACAATACCCCACGCTCGCAAATCAATGGGGGGGTGTGGATAAATCTGTGGATAAATTGTGAGTATCTTTTTTGCTTGTGTGTAAACTGTTAGCAACTTATGCACAACCACGCGCATCCGTTGCCCTTGCTCGCTTGCGTGCTTGCGCGTGCTGTGGATAACTTTAATCATCATTGTTGATAATGAGTGCATCATCAGCGGGCGGTGCGAGCGTGCCAGTGGAGTGAGTGAGTGCTGAGCGTCTATCGCTTATTATGCTTGCTAGATCGATTGTATGCTCGACAGTAGATTTATTATCATGATTCCATTCTTCAGGTCGCCTATTGCGTAAAAAGAACTGTATGCTTTGTACTGAGCCATCATTGATTGATTCCATCAGCTTGTAGTTTACAAATTTAACGGATTCGCTCATACCGCGCTCAAGTGCATCCGCTATTCCCGTATTTTTGTCTTCTCTTAATCTTTTAAATAAATCCCATCCAATGCCTTTACCTTTATTGCACAGCCTACATATATCCATAATGCCCAAGCCACTTTTGGCTAGCTCATATATTTCCGAGG